TTCCGTGCTCGGTCGGCTGGCGTGGCAGCGTCACTTCTCCGACGTCGACCCGGCCGTCCTAGTCGACGAACCCGGAAGCGTGAAGGATCTGGTGCAGGCGGCCTACAACGCCGAGAAGTCGCTTCGGTCCCCGACTGTGGCGGGCCTACGTGAGCGCATCCAGTCTGCTGCGGCTAAGGACATCCAGACCCGGCAGAAGGCGCAGTCTGCGAACGAGGCGACGATACGCGAGACGCTGGTCGCCTACTTCCGGCGCCAAGCCGCCGCGGTCGGGTCCGCTGGTGGCTTCAACGTCGCCAAGTGGGACGCGGAGCTCGCCCACGACTTGCACAAGACGGCGCTGATCGTCTCCGCTGCGGTCGGTCAGACCGTCGTGAAGGAGCTCGGGTTCGACTCGACCGTGTATGACGTGGACCGGACCTCGGCGTTCCTCCTGGCGGTCTCGGAGCGCATCGCAGGCAACGTCAACCTGACCACGAAGCAGCAACTAGAAGCCACCGACGACCCCGCGGCCGTGTTCCAGATGGCGGAGGAGTCACGCGCGGCTGGTATCGCCACCCACGCGGCGACCTCGTTCGCCGGGTTCGCATCCGTCGAGGCCGGGAAGCGTGCCGCCGAGTCGAACGGCTCCCACCCGCGCAAGACGTGGGTGACGGGCCAGAACCCTCGCGCCGCTCATGCCGCCATGAACGGGCAGACGGTGGACTTGGAGAAGCCGTTCAGCAACGGGATGCAGTGGCCCGGTGACGGTCACGACGCAGACGACGTCGCGAACTGCAACTGCACCGTAAACATCTCGACCTAGGAGGACCGATGGACTTCGACAAGAAGACGTTTGCTGTTGCCGATGTCAAGACGAGCGAGTCGGACAACCCATCTGGTGAGTTCGAGGTCATCTTGTCCGCTGAGACGGTGGACCGTGACGGCGAGGTCATCGACAAGGGCGCGTTCGACCCGCTGCCCGAGTCCATCCCGTTCCATGCGTTCCACGACTTCAACGACCCGATCGGCCGCGCTGTCCCGTTCTACGAGGACGGCATCTTGAAGGCCCGCGGCACGTTCGCATCGACCCCGCGCGCGCAGGAGATCCGCACCCTCGTCAACGAGGGCGTCATTGGGCACACGTCGGTCGGCTTCATGGCCGCTGTTCGCAAGGACGCCGAGAACGAGCCGCACGTCACAAGGGGCGAACTCCTAGAGGGCTCGTTCGTGAGCGTCCCGTCGAACCGCGAGGCCGCTGTCCTGATGGCGAAGTCGTTCGAGGAGAAGGCCGGCGCCCGGAACTCGTCGAAGGACCGCGAGCGCCTGCAAGGCATCCATGACTACGCCGTCGAGAACGGCGCAGCGTGCGGCGACAAGTCGCACACCCCAGACTCCACGTCCGCCCCCGTGACCCCCGCCGTAATGGCCGGCAAGTCACCGGCAAGCGAAGTGGTCAAGCAGGCGCGACTCCGCGCCGAACTTGCACTGCTGGACCTCTGAAGGCCCGGCAGACACCTAGCCCAAGGAAGGGGCAAACCATCGTGGCTACCACACGAGAGCGCCTCGAGAAAGCCGTTACTGAGGTACGTGAGCTCAGCGACGAACTCGACAAGCGCGAACTGACCGGCGAGGACATCGGGAACCTGAAGACCCGCCTCACCGAGATTGACACCCTGAAGCAGCAGGTCAAGGACGAGGCAGAGGTTCTCGGCCAGGTCAACGACGCCAAGGCGTTCCTGAAGGAGCTCGGCGGCCAAGAGGTCAAGCCTCACGAACGCTCCGAGGTCACCGTTGACGGACTCCCCATGCGGCCGCAGGGCAAGACGCTTGGTGAGATGTTCACCGAGTCGCCCGCCTACGGCGACTTCATCGGCCAGTACGCGAAGGCCGGTGTCATCCCGAACTCGGTCAAGGGGATCCGGTCAAACCCGTTTACGGCCGACTCAAAGGCGCTCCTCACCGGCACGTCCGCCACATCGGCGGGCGCAGCGGTTCGGAACGACTTCTACTCGCCCATCACGGACCTCGTCGGGCAGCGTGAGCTGACCGTGGCGGACCTCGTGACGCACGGCATGACCAACTCCGACACGGTCGAGTTCGTCCGCGTCACCGCCAAGACGAACAACGCTGCGCCGGTCGTGGAGGCGTCGGTCGCCACGCAGGACACGGTGTACGGCACCCACGACGCCAGCAACGTCCAGGGCTACAAGCCCGAGTCGAGCCTGGCGCTCGCTGTCGTGTCTACGACCGTGAAGACGATCGCCCACTGGATTCCGATCACGAAGCGCGCCGCAGCCGACGCGCCGCAGGTTCGGACGATGGTCGACACGTTCCTCCGCTACGGGCTCGACGAGGAGCTGGAAGACCAGATCCTCAACGGAGCGGGCACTGGTGAGAACTTCACCGGCATCCTGCAGTCGTCCCCGCTGACCGTGGGTTCGGCCGGTACGGACATTGACGCCGTCGTGGACGCCATCAAGGCCATCCGCGTCACCGGCCGCAGGCGTCCGAACGCGCTGGTCATCCACCCGGACGACTGGTACTCCACCGGCTTCCTGCTGGCGAAGGACGGCGTCACGGGCGGCTACCTCGTAGGCGACCCGCGTGCGTCCATCGACCAGCTGAACACCCTGTGGGGCTTGCAGGTCGTCGTCTCGGAGGGTCTGGCCGCGAACACGGCACTCGTGGGCGACTTCCGGTTCGCGATGCTCTGGGAGCGCGAGGGAATCTCGCTGTCGGTCTCTGACCAGCACAGCGACTTCTTCATCCGCAACCTGCTCGCCGTGCTGGCGGAGATGCGCGCCGCGTTCGGAGTGCTTGATCCTGAAGCATTCTGCACAATCACAGCCGTGTAATCCCTGTATGTCCGATTTAGAAGGGAGGGAACATGGCTGACACCAAGAAGCCGCTTGACGTTCCCACCGGCAAGGCGGAGCCGCTTGGCCCCGGCGAGCCTGTGGAGCATTCGGCGCTGTCCCAGATGGGCGGCACGTTCGCGGAGCGCCAGGCAGCAGCTGCGGGAAAGAAGTCGACGCCTCCGAAGCGTGAGCAGTTGGAGAACTCGACGTTCGCCACCCGCTCGAAGGCGGTATCCGGCAAGTCGGCGGAGAACAAGTCCGTCTCCTCTGCCAGCAAGAAGTAGGACCGTGGCGCGGGCGGTCACCTTCCGCCCGCGCCATCCTTCTAGGGAGGAGACTCGATGACCCTGCCTCCTCTCGTAGACGGCGGCGCGTACACAGCGTGGCAGGCCGGCGACGACGACCAGGACCTCGACGCCGCGATGGGTGCAGTCCGCGCCTACTGCGGCTGGCATATCGCCCCGGAGATAACTGAGACCGTCGTCGTGGACGGCAACCCGCGCGGCGAGATTCTGTTCCAAACCATGCACCTGACCGCCGTCGAGGACTTGGCTATCGACGGCTCCGTGTTGGACGCGGAAGACTACCTGGTGAAAGAGGCCGGGTTCGTCGTCCTCAACAACGGGTGGTCATGGTATCCGTGGTCGTCGACCTACCCGTACACAAACGCGGTCACGGCGACCATCACGCACGGCTACGCGGACGTTCCTCCCGAAGTGCAAGAGGTCGTGTTCGAGCTCGCCTCGTCGCGGCCAGGGTCAGGAGCCCGTGTCTCACGGATGTCTGTCGGCCAGGTCTCGCAGACGTTCGTGGATGACGTGTTCGACCCATACACGCGCAGTCGCCTCGACGCCTACCGCGTGGTCCCACTGTCGTGAAGCTCGGCGTCCAGACCATCGTCATCATCCGGGCCGGCACGGACTCGACCGACGCCTGGGGCAACCCGGTGGAGGGTTGGGACGACCCGACAGAGACGACGGTCACGGGCTGTAACTTCCAGCCTTCGGGCGGCGCGGAGTTCATCAACGGACAGCAGGCCACAGAGGACCTAGGCGTTGCGTGGGTAGACCCTGCGACGGACGTCCTGCCGACTGACCGCATCGAGTACGAGGGCGACCTGTACGACGTGGCCTCCGACGTCGAGCGGTGGGACTTCCCGCCGATGGCACACAAGACGTTCAAGGTTCGCCGGGTCGAGGTCTCCTGATGGCCGGTATCCGCTGGGAGACGGGCGAGGTCAAGCACCTTGAGTTCGACCTGACGAAAGCGCCGCTCGCCACTCAGGCGCGCGTCGGCGTGGCGGTCGGCAACACGGCCCGCAGGATGGAGAAGGACGGCAAGCGGTTCGCTCCGGTCCTGACGGGCGCGCTGCGCGAGTCCATCCACGCCGACATCCACGGCATGGAGGCCGAGATAGGCACCGACCTCAGCTATGCGCACTTCGTCGAGTTCGGCACCGGCCACGGCCCGCCGCAGCCCTACATGGGGCCGGCGTTCCTCAAGAACGAGCCGAAGTTGAAGGAAGATGTCGCGGACGCGGCCGGTGACTTCCTGTGACCATCGGCGCGGCGACTCTCGCGGATGACATCTGGACCGTTCTCCTGACCACCGACGTCCCGAACAAGTACCGCACGGACTTCCTTGACTCGACCGGGAACATCAACACGCCGCCTATTGACCCGATGACCGGCCGGACGGTCGGCTACCTGATCGCCTACTTCGGCGCAGGGCAGGCGTCCACGGCCCGCCTAGGTGGCGCTCCGAATCGTTCCGCGTGGTCGTTCCAAGTGACGTGCGCTGGCGGGACGGATGCGGTCGCGCTGGGCGTGGTCGACGAGGTCCGCGCAGCTCTCACCGGGCTACGGGTCCACGGCGGCAAGATCCTCGAGGGCTCCTCGACGGTCCTATCCCGTGACGACACGACCGAACCGACCCGCGCATACGTCGCCCTTGTATTCGACCTCTACCTCTGCGGATAACTAGGAGCATCAATGAGCTACGGAATCGAGTACGTCCGCGTCGTGGACGAGGCGGGTAACCACTACAGCCAGCCAGCCGCCAAGGCCGTCCCTGAGGGCCACAGTCTCCTCGACGGGCACCCGGCGACGAACAGCAACGGCGACCCGCTGCCGGTGAAGCCGAAGTCGAACCTTGAGGCGGCAGACGGGCTGCTTCACGGCGACGCACTGAAGGACGCACTCGCAGCGGCGGGCCTTCCAAAGACCGGCACCGTGTCTGAGCAGCAGGCGCGGCTAGCCGAGTATCAAGCCTCCTCCGATGAGGCGGCCACCACAACCCAGGAGGAGACAGCATGACTGCACCAGTGAACCCCACTGGCGTAAGCGCGATGGGGAACATCAAGATCGTTTTCCACGCTTCCGCTTCGTCGCTGACCGCGCCTACCGTGACGCTCTGGACGGGTGTAGGTGCGTTCGACGCATCTTGCTACCTGTACGGCAATGGGTGGGCCCCGACCCAGACCGGGAACAAGGTGAGCGCGCCGAGGCGCCTCTGCTCCCGCGTCCAGTACGAGAAGTTCGGTCTGACCACGCAGGGCATCGGGGACTTCCAGTACATGGTCGACCCTCAGGCCGCTGCCGCGTCGGCCGGCAAGAAGGCTTACGAGACGTTCGTCGCCGGGACGACCGGCTACATCCTCGAACGTCTCGGGCTGGACGCGCAGACGGTCGACCTGGCCATCGGTCAGTTCGTCCTCATCCGTCCGGTCATCTTCGGGCCTCAGAACATCACCGGGGACCCGACCGACGAGGCTGCCGAGTTCATGGTGACGCAGCAGGTCTCGCAGACCGGCGCGCCGTCAGCTCTCGTCGCGATGGTCGCCTAACCCTCTCAGTCGGCGGCGGGCGTGCTCAGGCAGACACGTCCGCCGTCTTCATCTGCCTGCACTGCCTGAGGAGCATCATGTCTGACCCGATGACGGCCAAGGAGCGCATTCGACGCGCCGGCCTTCAGTCTCGAGACCATCGCATCAACCTGGCAGGCCATCTCGTCGTCCAACACCAGCGGGCGAACGAGGAGCTGGCCGAGCTCATCGCGGAGGCGGGCGACAAACCGCAACGTCTCACGTCGCGCACGAACCCCGCCATCGAGGCGAAGTCGGCGGAGGTCGCCGCGCTCGAAGCCGAGATGGAGGACTACTGGCAGCCGTTGACGCTGACCGGGTGGGGCTTCGGCAAGTGGCGCGACTTCAAGGAGGACCACCCGCCGAACAACGACATAGCCGAGGACAAGCACCTAGGCGTGAACACGGCCGCTGTCGTCGCCATCCTCGACCAGTTCGTCACCGCGCCGGACCTCGACGCCGAGGACTGGGCAGGTATCCGCGAGAAGGCGAACCCGGCTGACCTCGTCCAGTGCGCCGCCATCGTCGCCGCGCTCCACGAGGTCGTGAGCAGTGTCCCAAAATCGCGGCTCGTCTCGGCCGTTCAAGCGACCGCAGACGAAGCCTCCGAACAGCTCGCGAACTCGGTGTCTCCGTCCGCCGCTTCAACGGGTGGGAGCCGCAAGAGGTCCACGAGCACTTCGACCCGCAAGGCAACCTGACCGGGACGACGGTGGTTACCCGCGAGGTCGAGTTCGACGAGGAGACGCGCACGCTACATGAGGCGCTGACCTACTACGACGACCTCCACTGCGGCCGCTGCGGGAACGACCTCGAGAAGTCGACGGTCCCAGACCAGACGTACATGGAGGACCACGAGCTCGTCTGCGGCGGCTGCGCTGCTATCGAGATGACGGAACGGGAGCTGCGGGAAGCCCACGAGAAGGACTCGCCTCCTCCGAAGGGTAAGGCGGCATACATGGAGGGCCGCATAGTCACCGCCCGCCTTATCGAGCCCGAAGGAGGCGTGGACGATGGCAACTGAACGATCGGTAACCGTACGCCTCAAGGCCGATATCGGGAACTTCAACGCCCAACTGCTCGCCGCGGGCGCTGCCGCCAAGGCTTTCACGTCCGAACTGGACTCGTCGAACGACCGCATGTCCAACCTGATTCAAACAGCCGTCGCTCTCGGCCCTGCGCTTATCCCTGTCATGGGTGGCGCGGCGGTCGGAGCGGCGGCTCTCGGCACGTCTCTGACCTTCGCTGCGACCGGCGCGGGAGTGGCTGCTCTGGCACTGAGTGGCGTCGGGACGGCGCTCACGGCGCTGAACAAGTACCAGCTGGACCCGACTGCCGCGAACCTCGAAACACTGAACGAGCAACTAGGACAGATCGCGCCCGCGGGTCAGAACTTCGTCCTGTTCCTCGACTCGCTCGGCCCGAAGCTGGACGAGTTGCAGGCGACCGCGCAGGGCGGATTCCTGCCCGGTCTGCAAGAGGGCATCGAGCAGGTGATGCAGTCGTTCCCGGCTGTGAACGCGCTCGTCGCTGACCTGTCTGGCACACTGGGCGACCTGGCCGCGAGTGGCGGCGAGGCGCTGAACTCTCCCTTCTGGCAGGGCTTCCTAGCCGACTTCTCCTCGAACGCTTCCGCCGAACTGTCGAAGTTCGCGCAGGCTATCGGCAACGTGACGACGGGCCTCGCGGGCATGTTCCAGGCGTTCCTCCCGGTCTCGACTGACTTCACGTCCGGACTGCTGGACATGTCGCAGGCGTTCTCCGAGTGGGGGCAGAACCTCTCAGACAACGAGGGCTTTCAGGACTTCGTCGCCTACGTCCGCGACAACGGACCTGCCGCGGTCGAGGCGCTGGCCTCGCTGGCGGACGCGCTCATCGCCATCGTGCAGGCTGCCGCTCCGGTCGGCTCGGCGGTCCTACCTGTCATCACGGCGATGGCTCAGGGACTCGCCGCCATCGCCCGGTCACCAGCAGGACCGATCCTGTTCGGTGCCGCTGCTGGGCTCGCAGCGTTCGCCCGCGCGGCTGCGCTGTTGAAGGTGCTGAACGCCCCGGTCCTCTTCAACGGGATAGCGGCTCTCGGTGGTCCCGGCACGACGGCGCAGACGGCCCGCATCCGCGCGCTCGGCGCTGGTATCGGCGTCCTGGCGTTGTCGCTCACGGACCTCGACGACCGGGCCGGCGTGTCGAACATCCTGACGGGTGCCGCTGTCGGTTCCGCGTTCGGTCCACTTGGCGTCGCTATCGGTACGGCTGTCGGCGCGCTGAAGGAGTTTCACGACGAGAACGACGCCATCAACGACACGCTCGAGCGGACGAAGCAGATCGCCGCGGACCACCCGTTCGACTTCGCCGCGCAACTCACGGCCAGTCGGGACGCTCTCGCGTCGCTGAACGAGGAGACCGCGAAGGCCACCGGAAAGTCGATGGGCGCGGGCGCCATCCCTGGATTCGGCGTCATCTCGTTCGCCTACGACAAACTCGCCGGGTCCGCGTCCGACGCAGCGGACGAGACCGAGGGGCTGATCGACAAGACGAAGCAGGTCAAGGAAGGGTTCGCGGCGTTCGCGGCGGAGCTCGGCGGAGACCGTGACTCGTACCAGGAGATAGGCGACACGCTCCTCAAACTCGGGTACACGGTCGAGGGCATCAACGACCTGATGGCGAACCGCAACGCTTCCGCGCCGGACGCTATCGCGTGGCAGCAGGCCATCCGGGCGGTCGAGGACTACACGGCGGCGCAGGAGTCGGTGCCCGGTCGCACGAAGGCCACGAAGGACGCCATCGCGGACCTCGACGACGAACTCATCGACACGGCGTCCGCTGCGGACAAGGTCAAGGCGTCACTTGACGCGCTGTTCGGCCCGCAGCTGAACATGGTCGAGGCGACCGACCAGTGGACCTTCGCGCTGCGGCATCTGAACGACGACCTCGCGAAGCACAACAAGACGCTAGAGGGCAACAGCGACGCGGCCATCAAGAACCGCGCGGCCATCGGTGACGTCATCGGCAAGTACGAGGACATGCTCGTCGCGGGCGCGGGCGTCAACGAGACGACCGACCAGTTCAACAACCGGATGCGGACGCAGTACTTCGCGCTGCTCGACGCCGGCAAGGCGGCCGGTATCGCCCGCAGCGACATGCGGGACTACCTCGCGACACTGGGCCTGACGCCGAAGCTGATTGCGACGAAGATAAGTGCAGAGACGGCCGACGCGATGCTGAAGCTCCACATCCTGCAAGACACCCTGAGTCGCATCCAGTCCAAGACGGTCTACGTCAACGTGGTCACGACCGCAGGTCAGGGCGTCCAAGCGGGCGGCTTGCAGATCGAGGCGGACGGCGGCGTCGTCGACTACTACGCCAAGGGCGGAATGCGGGAGAAGCACGTCGCTCAGATAGCACCAGCGGGCGCTATGCGGGTCTGGGCGGAGCCAGAGACAGGCGGGGAGGCATACATACCCCTCGCCCCGGAGAAGCGCGGCAGGAGCCGTTCTATCGCTGACGAGACGGTCTCCCGGCTCGGTGGGGTGGTTCAGTGGATGGCAGACGGCGGCGTAGGTGCTCGCTCTGCGGGGACTTCGACCGTGGCAGGCTCGTCGTCGACCACGCTGGCGACGGAGATTCGCGGCCTGCGCGACGACCTGCGGACGGTTCAGCAGCATGTGTTCGTCGACAACGGCGAGACCATCGGCGGCGCGGTTCGTCAGACGGCGGCAGGCATTGCCAAGGGCACCGTCGCCGGCAGCAAGTTCAACGACCGAATGAACGGGTGGGCGACGACGTGAGCGACCGGACGGTGCTGTTCACGCAAGGCCAGGACACCTTCGTCGACTCGACGCAACCCTCGTCCCCGCACGACTCGGCGCCGTACGCCCGGATGAAGAAGGACGAGACGGTCTATCTGATCCGCGAGGGCCTGGGGAACTTCGCCGCCGGCGCGACCGCTTCCGGCTGGTCGCAGACGTTCCGCACGGTGGGCGACTTCGGCGGCGGGTCGGTGACCTTCAAGCTCTACAAGCTCGCGGAGACGTGGCAGTCGTCGGTCCTGTGGGCCGACCGTCCGGCGTTCACCGCTGACACGCCGGTTTCGCTCGCGGGCGCGGTCACCGCGGGTGGTCTGTTGACGTTCGACACGACGACGCTGGACGCGCTCGCCATCGCGAACCCGTCCGCCGACTTCGGGTTCGGCCTGGTGCTCGACACGGCTGGCGTCGAAGGCTACCTCTACACCCTGTCTGCAACTGACGGCGTGCTGGGTGCGGACATCACAGTCCGTCCGACGCATGGCGGCACGCTGCGCTACAAAGCCCCCACGCCGACCGCTCCCACCCCGGCTGACGGCCGGGTGGTTGGTGAGGCAAAGCCGGTTGTCAGTGCCGACGTTGGCGATACAGAGGTCGCCTACGTCAAGTTCCAGCAGAAGGCGTCGGACACGGGATTCGTCCCAGCGACCGGCTACGCCTCGCCCGCGTTCGACTCGGGCTGGGTACCAGCCTCTAACGGCGACGCCTCGCTCGACCTCGCTTCGACGGCGTTCGCCGGGTTCCTCGGCCTCAACACGTACTGGACGTACGCGGTCACCGACACGGACGGCAACGTCTCAGATTTCATGGACCCCGTCGCGTGTAAGTACCTGGCGAAAGCGACCGTGACCCCGGACGTGGGCCGCTTCGTCGGGTCGACTCAGCCGACCCTCGCATGGACGCACACCGGCACGCAGACGGCCTTCCAGGTCGTCCAGACGGACGCCATCTTCGGGGATATCGTCACTGACTCGCGGGTGCAGGCTGGCACCGCACTCGCCTACACGCCGACCCTGACCCCTGCCGCCGACCCGAAGCCGTGGTTGCTGCCGGACTCGCGCGACTTCGACTATGAGATCCGCGTCTGGGACAACGTCGCCGACCGTCAGGCCACCCCCGGTTGCCCCATCTACGGCGTCGGGTCGGGCACCTACGCCTTCGCGGACGACGCGACGGTGGACGCTCCGACCGGGCTGCTCGTGCAGCACGTAGGCGAGTCGCCGTGGAACTCGGCACGGGTCTCGTTCAACGGCCCGATAGCGTCCACTGACCGCATCGTGCTGGTCCGCGACGGGCTTCACCTTGGACGTTGGGCACCCTCAGAGTTGGACCCGCCCGACGACGGCGAGGGTTCGACGGTCTATACCATCCCCGACTGGACCTCTAAAGGGTTCACGGAGCACGTCTACGGCGCTCGGCTCGACACGGGCGAGCGGACCTCGCACGCAGTGGAGTACCTACAGCTCGCGCAGGACGTGACCGGCGTCTGGGTGGTCGACCAGGCGAGCGGCGTCTACGCGCAGCACTCCGGTATCGACATGAACATCACGACCACGGACCAGGTCGGCGTCTCTGTCGGGCTCGGGCAGGTATTCCCGACCATCACGTCTATCGCGCCGGCTGGATACGCCGGTTCGATGGGCGGCATCATCGACGATGAGTTCGACCTGACAGCGGTCGAGTGGGAGGTTGCCTGGCGATACCTCGGCAACCACCCCGCCCCGGTACAGATCGCCTACGCCAACACGTCGTTCGAGGGTCGGATCGCCAACGTCAACAGCAAGCCCGACATGGACCTGTTCATTGACGCCTTCCGCAAGCGCATCGACTTCGACTTCTGGCAGACCGACAACGAGCACCTGACCGACGAACCACCCGAGGGCGTCGGCTACGAGGTCCTGACTGCCGACTTCGAGTCGGGCGCCGACAACACGAACATCACTGTTGCCGGCCCCGATGACGTGCTCGCCTTGACCGGGACTCCGAAGTTCATGACGGCGTCGAAGTTCCACGGCGACATGGGCGCGCGGCTCGCTATCAACCAGAAGCTGACGTGGCTCCTGACGAACGTCTCCGCGTTCTCGAACTCGGTCTATGTCCGCATCCGCGCGAACACTGAGGGCGGCGTCGGGTCGCACTCGTTCCTTCAGATTGAGGACATCAACGGCAACCGAACTGCGGAGCTGAAGGTCAAGCCGTCCGGCACTATCCGCCTTGAGAACGGCTCAGACACGTTGGCGACCTCCCACGGGAACGTCACCTACGGGACGACCGACGACGACTGGTTCCGTGTCGACTTCGCTGCCTCTTACGACGAGGTCACCGGGATAACGTACGTCCAGTTCAGCATCGCGCTTGAGCCTGAGTCGAACGTCTACACCGACGAACTCTCCTACGCCATCGAGGGTGAGGACCGGCCGTACAAGTTCTCGCTGGTGACTGGTGGCGAGTTGACGATGGACGCGGACACGGTGCGCCGTGCGAACAACGCCTCGACGCTGCTCGGCCCGGTCAACCCTGACCTGTCGCTGCCGACGCCTGAGCTCGTGTTCGCTGGCGGCTCGACGGCTGCCGGCGTCTATGTGAAGTCGGTCTATGACCAAGTGGACGCGGGCCTGTCCGTCGACCTTGCGGTTTCTCTGTCGGACACGATGTCCTCTCCGACTCTGGTGGGCGCTCAGACCATCGCGGCCGACCGGATCGCCACCCACACGGTTAGCGGTCTCGCCGCCAACACCCGCTACTACCTGCAACGCGTCCTCCCCGCGACCGGTGAGTATTTCGGCGACCAGTGCTCCTTCGTGACAGGCCCGCCCGCCTCCGGTGCATGGGACCGGGTTATTGCGCTCGTCTCGTGCCAGGACAACGGCAACGACGCCCCGATGGCGTGGCAGGACATCATCGACCGTGGCGCGGATGCGATCTTCCACACGGGCGACTTCGGCTACGTGGGCCAGGACATCGACGCGACGGACTCGTACAGCAAGGACATCACGAAGCGCGTCAACGCTCATCGTGGGAACACGACCATGCGGGCGGCGATGCAGTCGGCGTCGGTGGACGTGGTGACCATCTCCGACCACGAGATTCACATCAATGGCGACGGCTGGCAGGGCGACTCGCCTAATGACGCCTTCGGCTGCCTCCACTCGATCCGTGAGCGGGACGCCTTCTACCGAATCCAGCCCGTCCGCGCGTACCTCAACCCCGGCGTGGACCGCTCCTACACCTTCGACTACGGGTCAACGGTCCGAGTCATCGTCACGGACTTCCGTACCCCGTTGCGGAACAACAACGGCGACACGGACGACGCGAGCAAGCAGATGTGGGGCGCGGCTCAGGAGGCGGCTATCTTCGCGGCGCTGTCGACGACGAAGGCCAACATCATCGTCAACGAGACCTCCTGGTGGCAGACGGTCTCGTCGGGTGCTGCTGACAAGCCTGCCTCGTACCCTGACGCGCAGCAGCGGCTCAACGACAAGATCAACGCGACGGGTGCCTACACGGGCCAGCACGACTACTCGACCCATACGCTGTGGATCGGCGGAGACCGGCACTACCTCGGCTACTTCGACGCGGCGGACTCCGACCTGGGCATTCCGCAGATCATCTCGTCGGGCATGTCCAAGAACTCGCTGAGCCTGCAGGACGGCGAGGTTCCGACGTGGGTCTACAACTCGGGCCTCCGGACGTTGCAGTCGATCCAACTGAAGGGCGGCACAACGGCATTCACGCTGACCTATGCAGGGCAGACCACGGCGACCATCAACGCGGGCGACTCGGCATCGTCGGTCAAGACGAAGCTTGAGGCGCTGTCGAACATCGCACCCGGTGATGTGGTCGTGCTGGCTGACGGTCGCGACGAGGACAAGAACGACTACGACTACCAGATCCGTTTCGGTGGGACCCTGAACCAGAACACGACGCTACTTACCGCGACTCCGCCATACGACGAGGACACGAGCGTCGGTGCCCTGGTGATAAAGGTCCAGTCGCCCGTCTGCGGCTGGATCGAGATGACGCTAGACGACGACGGCGCGGGCACCATCACGGTTGACTGTGTGGCGCGTGCGGTGCTGGACACGTCGGGGCCGTTCTCGTCGTGGGCGATTGCCGACGTGCCTGGCGGCACCAAGACGTACGACATCTCGCCCTAGGTGTCCTGCTCGCCCACCGTGAAGGTCTGGGTCCAGTCCGGGGACTCAAACCGAATCGTGTCGCCAGCCTTCAGCGCAGGGGCAAGTTCGTAGAACGTGCTCAAGGTCACCGGCCCAGCGGTGCGGAGCAGGTGCGCCTCAGCGATGCCCCGCGCCTCCTCCGAGTTATGGACTCGCGTGAACGGCCCACGGATGGCGAATCTCTCTAGGTCCATGCCCGCATTATCGCACCCCGCGCCGACAGAAGGAGGTCCGCTCGTGTACTACCACGACGAGTGGACGAAGGCGCAGCGCGAGCACGTCATCGCGACGATGGCGGGCCACTACCAGTACACGGTGGGCGCGGCGTTGCATCCGCTCGACGACGACGGGCTCACCGCGGGCGTCCCTATCCCTGCCATCATCGACGGCCAGATAAACGGCGGCGGCAGGAGCCCCGTCTACACGCTGACCGTGCTCGACCATGACCGGACGCTGCGTCAGGTCGAGGGCATCAACGCGGCGAAGTACACCATCCGCATAGGCATGTCGGTCCTGACGCCCACGTACGGATGGCTGACGTTCCCGCTGCACGTTGGCAACGTGGACATCTGCACCCGCGACGGTGACCAAGTGACGCTCTCCGGTCGGAACAAGTCGGCGCTGTTGCAGTTCCAAGTCAACGACGCATTCACCATCCCGGCCGGTACGCGCATCACTGAGGCTATCCGGCTAGTTGCCATCGCGGGCGGCGAGGTCCGCGGGAACATGAGCATCCCTGACCGACCGGCGGAACTCCACCAGGACTACAGCGTGCGGGCGATGCGGAACGTCGGCGGCGAAATCTCGCCCCTCTCGCTGTGGGGCATCATGCAAGAGCTGGCGGACGCGCTCGACGACCACATGCTCTACTACAACCAGGGCGGCAAGCTCATCGGCCGGCGCATCCCTACGGTGCCCGCCTACACGTTCGAGGGCTACGCGGACGGTTCGTATCTGACCCCACCCGGCCCGGCTCTGACTGCGGAGTTCGACGACTTCCACAATGAGGTCTGGTTCTACTACCGCGACCGCGCGACGGAGCCTATCCGGCTGGCGTTCGACCCGTCGCATCCGTTGTCGAAGCAGTCGCTGGCGTGGCACAGCGAGCCGCACCCGCGCATCCTGCCGCTGAAGAACTTCAAGGTCAAGAAGCGTGCGACCGCCGTAGCCCGGACCCATGAGGCGCTGGACGAGGAAGCGCGGCACGTCGTCAACGTCGTCGCTGCCTGTAAGCGCTTCCCGTGGATGGAGTGGCGCGACGTGTACCAGTTCAACTCGACGGACTACACGAACGCGACGACGGTCAACACGTGGACGATGGACCTTGCTCCCGGTGCTGACATGACGCTCGGCTGGTCCGACTACAGGACGAGGGGGATCTGATGCACGCCGTAGTCGACTCTGTTCGCCGCGTCCCCTCCTCGTCCGTGGTCGCGGTCGCTGTGACCGCTGGCGACCTGGCCGTGGTCGTCGAGTCGGCGCGGCTGATAAAAGAGCCACCGGAAGGCGAGACGGTAACCATCCTCCTCGACGGCGCCGAGGTCGAGCTCTCGGAGATTCTGTGGCACGACGAGCACGGCGGGCCCGCACAGGACACGCTCACGTTGGCTGCTCCCGGTGCACCCGCAGACGTTGCAGTGAACGCCGAGGTCGTGGTCGACGGCGAGGCCGAGTACCGGGGACTCGCCTACGTAGGCGGCGGGTTGACCCCTGAGCCGGTGAACATCCCGCACAACTTCATCGACAAGGGTGCGCTGCAAGTCTCCACGGGCGGACTCGGGACGGTCGTGACGCTGCGGGACGACGGCGACGGCTGGCAGGTTGTGGACGTACCGAAGCGGGCACCCTCGATCCACATGGGCTTTGCTGCGACTTCGACGCTGGACCTTGACGACGCCACCGACTACGACCTCGCCGCAGATACGAACTTCGCGGCTGCCATCATCCGGGCGGGCGACCTGTCCGGCGTGGACCTAGGCGCGGCGAAGCTGTCCCTCATGTCGACGGACGGCCGGACGGTCACCTTCGACGGGCCACAAGGGCTCATCTCCATGACGAACTCGGACGGCTCAGAGGCGGGCACCCTCGCGGCGTCCGCGAACTACATCCAAGCGTGGGTCGACGCACTCACGTTCGTCGCGCAGGGCACGTCCGACTTCCGCGGCGACGTCCGCTTCAACCCCGGCGTGAACGTCTACATGATGTCCGACTATCCGGCACCGCAGACCGGGCCACGGTGCGAGGTCGGCTGGGAGTCGGTCGTCACATATCCGGCACCGACGTCGGTCGCCGGCAGTGACGCCTCACTCGTCGAGGACGGCGGGACGCTCTACACGTCGCAACTGCAACCAGCGCGGCGCGACGGTGGCCAGTCGCTCGAGGTCCGCTCGTTCTCCCCTGCCGGTGGTGAGACGACTCGGGTGTGGCGGGCACCGTGGACGGCTCACGCGCTGCGCTCAGGGCTGGCGAGGGTCGGCACGTCGTGGTTCCTCATGGTCTCACCGGACACGTCAACCTATGAGGTCCGCGAGTACGACGACGACGGCGGCATCGTGGGCGCGTGGACTCCGACGAACCCCGGCTCGACAAACGTGCCGTGTGTCGGCTACGACTTCATCAACGACGACCTGCTGGTGGCGTGGCGGGTGACGGCCGGCAACGCCTACGTCATCCAGTCGTATGACACGGCGGGGTCGTTGCTGGGGTCTGTGACGACGGACGTTATGGGCTTCACCATCCTCGACCCGTCGACGGTCATGTTCGGCCAGTTCGACTTCGGCGTGGACCGCTACGTCATCCGGTCGGGACTCGACCAGGGGACGTGGGTGTTCGAGGACGACGGCACCGAGGACGCCGGCAACGAGTGGACGTTGGCATCGTGGTGGTACGAGGAGCAGACCGGCGAGAGCCAGGCAGTCGTCGACATCTGCTGGGACGACACCGCTGGCGTGTTCCGTGAGCTGACCATCCCCAGCGGCGTGCTCTACACGTACTCGGACTCACGGCTGGGCACGGGTTATGACCCGTTCACGGCTTACGTTGGGCAGACGTTCTCCGATGGCACCGACGAGACCGAGGTTTCTGCGCTGACCCAGATTCAGATGTTGCAGCGGGCGCGGATCGACGCGAAGGGCGGCGACCTTCCCGGCTGGGCCGACCGTCGTAACGTCTACTACGGCGAGGCAACTCCGCGGACTTCGCTGTTCCTGCAGGGCACTCCCACGGCTGGTACCCGCGCGTGGACGCTGACCCCGCAGTCGCTCTCCGGTGCGAACCCGCCCGCTGCGTCGACCTTCGCGGCTGGGACGCCGGTCGAGCTGTGGGGCGTCACGAAGATCATCGACGGCACGTACAACCACGCGAGCGACCTCCCGACACGGGTCCTGGCGCTCGAGTCTGGCGGCGGCGGGGGCGGCGGGTCTAGCAACGGTATCTCCATCTATTGCGGTGACCCGACCGGGGCGACTGTCTCTATCAACTGCGGAGGACCCTGATGGCTGACGGCCTGCAAATCCGCTTCGGCATCGCATCGCTGTGGACGTCGGAAAACCCCGTCCTGTCATTGGCGGAGCAGGGTTTCGAGTCGGACACGGGCAAGTGGAAGTGGGGCGACGGCGCGACCGCATGGAACTCGCTCGCCTACCAGCCGACGCTCGCGGGCATCGCTGCCGCGTATCAGCCGCTCGACTCTGACCTCACGACCATCGCGGGACTGACCGCGACCACCGGCAACATGCTCCTGTCTGCTGGCAGCGCATGGACCTCGGCTAACCCGGCGACGGTCAAGACGGCACTGTCGCTGAACAACGTCGACAACACGTCGAACGCCACGGAGCGGGCGGCTACGGCAACCCTGACGAACAAGCGGATCACGCCACGAGTCGATACGACGGCATCGTCTGCGACCCCGACCATCAACACGGACACGACCGACGTGTTCACCATCACGGCACTAGCGGCGGCTATCACGTCCATGACGACGAACCTGTCCGGCACCCCAACCGAGGGGCAGAAGCTCCTCATCCGCATCAAGGACAACGGGACCGCGCGCGCCATCACATGGGGCGCCTCGTTCGGCTCGTCTGGGGTCGCCACGTTGCTCGCCACGACAGCCATCTCCAAGACGCATCACGTCGGGTTGGTCTGGGACGGATCGGTCTGGCGATGCCTCGCGGTTGACGCGGTCGGCTACTAGTGGCTATCGCATACCGGGCGGGTGTCGCCGGGAACAACGGCATCTCCGCCACGACGACTGACGTCACGTTCCTCGGCTTGCCCGCGAGCTCTGCTGTCAACGACCTTGTCATCGTCGGTCTCGTCGGGAGTCTCGGGTCGCAGACCATCTCGTCGGCCCCCGCTGGCTGGAACGCGCTCTCTCCGTCCCCCATCACTACCGGCTCCATCACGTCGTGGCTGTACTGGAAGATCCTTGTCTCGGGTGACCTGATCGGCTCCAAGACGTGGTCCATCGCCGGGACCGCGGGCCGTCCGGTCGGTGCGATGAACGGGTACAGCGGCGTGGACACCGGCACCCCGTTCGATGACACACAGTCGAACACGGCAGCCAGCAGCACAACGGGGACCGTGCCAGCCGTGACCAGCACCCATGCATCGGACTTCATCCACAACATCTGGGCAGCCCGTAACGGTACGGGCGGCGCACCTACCTACACGATGCCCGGCACGCACACGGCGGAGACCTACTCGGGCACGTCGTTCCCCAGCGGCGCGGTCAACACGGCCATCCAGTCTGGGCGGCTCACCACGCCGGGCGCTGCTGGCACGTACGGCACCTACGCCGCAACCCTGAGCGTGGCGGCTACCCACGCACTGTGGTCTCTGGCGCTCAGACCAGCCAGCGACAACGCAGGCCAGTTCTTCGCGATGTTCTAACCGAAAGGGAAACCGATGGCGGTCACGGCGAAAATGTATGGCTTGTTCCTGAAGTCGCTCGGGAACAAGGAGATCGACCTCGACAGCGACACGCTCAAGGTGATGCTGTGTACGTCGTCGTACACGCCGAACCAGGACACACACCAGTACAAGTCCGACGTGACCAACGAGGTCAGCGGCACCGGCTACACGGCTACGGGCCAGACGCTCGCCTCGGTTACGTGGGCTTACACGTCAGGTACGAACACGATGAAGCTGGACGCGACCGACCCGTCATGGACGACGTCGACGATCACGGCGCGCTATGCCGTGTTCTATGACTCGACGCCTGGCTCCGATGCGACCCGCCCGCTCATCTCCTATATGGACTTCGGGCAGGATGAGGTCTCGTCGGCGGGCACGTTCACGATCACACTCGACGCGGCGGGCATCGTCACCCTCACGGCGGCGTAACCCGTGGCCGTCTCGTTCGTGGCGGCGGGGACCGTCGACGAGCGCGCGGCAGGCTCGACGACAAACACGCCCGGTTACCCGGCTGGTATGACGTCGTCGAGCATCATGATTCTCGGCGTGACCACGACGACCTCGACGCTGCCGACCGTCCCCGCGGGCTGGACTCAGATATTCCGCGACTCACCGGGCGGGAACGTCAACCCGCCGACCGGCATGGTGTGCATCAAGCAGGCGACCGGCTCCGAGTCTGGAACCTTGTCTGTTACCACAGCTTCGTCGCAGTCGTGGGGGCAGATACTCGCGTTCAACGGGGTTGACCTGACCACGCCTCAGGACGTGACGGCGACGTCTGTGATGAACAACGGCTCGCAGGCGACCGCTGTTATCCCGACGCTGACGACGACCACGACAGGGACCGGCCTGGTCTACTTCGGCGGGCTGAACGGCACCACGAACACGGCAACCCCGCCATCGTCGCCGGCCGCGTTCACGGAGACGGGCGACCAGACCCTAGGCCGTCGCGCAGGCACGATGGGCTACCTGCTGTGGTCGAGCTCCGGTGCGACCGGAACGGTAACGATCACATGGACGGCAGCGGCGCGTAACGTCGGCGTGCTGGTGGCGCTGCGCCCGGCTGCCGGGACGAACGCCACTGTCACTGGCGTAGTCGCCACGAGCACAGCCGACGCCATCGCAGGCACCGTCACGGCAACGCGGGTCGTCACCGTCGCTGGCGTCGTAGGCACCGGGACCGCGGACGCCGCCGCGGGCACGGTATCCGCCACCCGCTTCGCCACAGTCACTGGTGTAGTCGCCACTGGCAGCGCGGACGCTATCGCCGGGACCGTGCAGGCCATACGCAACACGACCATCTCCGGAGTCGTGTCCACCGGGACGGCGGATGCCATCTCAGGCA